ATCGTCGAGTACATCGAAGCACCTGCCAGTAACAAAGGCATTGTTTTCCAGGTTGCTCATGAGGTTTATCTCAAAATGGTGGATTACTTGCGATTGACGCAAGCAAAAAACACCTTCAACCGTCTTTCTGATTACCACTACCTCAACATTGCTGTAAGCAACTCCACAGAACCAATCCGTGGCATTGATTACATCCACCCTGTTGTCACCCCCGGTGTTGATTACGCTACAGCCATCATCACAAAATGCCTGATGCCCAACGGCAAGGTTAATTTTGAGTTTGAGCGTTTCAGTGAGATGGACAGTGAGCAAGCCACCCAGGCTACTGAGATGGTCAAGTACATGATCAACTCAAAGAACGATTCTTACGCCTGTATCCGTGATTGGGCACAAGACTCTTTGCTCCACAAAAACGGTATTGTGATGGTGTCACCAGTGCGTGAACCCATTACCCAATACAAAGAAGTTGAGGGCACAAAAGACCAACTGCGTGTGTTTGAGACTATGGCTACCGAAAAGGGCCTGACAGTTAAACGCCAGAACATGCGAAAGATTGACGTTGACCTTGAAGGTGTCATGCAGGAGATGATGAATCCTGATGACGACCAAGGAACAATGCAAGAAGAGGTCAACGAGGCCATTGCAGCCAATACGGTGTACCGTGCCAAGTACAAGATGACAGGTTTCTCAACATCTGTCCGTATCAAGCATGTTGCCCAACACTACTTTGTGTGCAACCCCACAATTCCTAACATTCAGGACCAAGACTTTGTTGGGTTCTATGACCCAATGACCATCCATGAGTGCAAGGCTCAGTTCCCTTATGTTGACATTGAAAAGCTTGCTGAACATGCTGCCTACGGTCCTGCTGGCGCTTATCAAGCAGGTGCATTGGAAAACGATCTTGCTTTGCATGCTCGTGATTCCACTCCTGTTCCAGGTCAAGGCGTAATTGCTTCTGCTGGCGCTGATCGCTACAGCCGAGTGATCATGCTGACTACTGCATGGATTCGCAAAGACGTAGACGGTGACGGTGAAGAAGAAATCGTCGAATGCTGCTTCTCGGGCTCGTATGTGCTGTATGTCAAAGAGGTGGATTTCATCCCCTTGGCAGCAATGTGCCCCAAACCCATTACAGGCAACTTCTTTGGCTACTCTTTGGCAGAACGTCTTGTGCCAATGCAGGAATACGCTACATCGATTGCTCGTGCTGAGATGGCTTTTGCCATGCAAGCCTCGACACCTCGTATTGGCGTAAACCCAGAGTTCATGGATGCCGAAGAGATCCAACGTGGTGTTTCTGCCATGTTCATCTTGGACCGCAAGTTTGACCCTGCCAAACACATTTACGAATTTGCACCTATGCAGGGTAACCTGCAATACGTTCAGTCGTCTATGCAACGGTTTGAGTCCGACAAGATGGCAATGATCGGCATGACAAGCCCGAATGATGTGCTGAATCCTGAAGTCATGAAAGATGGCAATTCAGGCTTTAAGCTGCAACTGGCTATGGGTCCAAATCAGTTGATCCAAGACGAAATGGTCAAGAATTGCGCCATTGGTCTGCGTGACATGATCTATATCGTCTGGAAAACATTGATTCAGTATTCCGACGATTACAACATTCAGCAATTGGCTGGTGTTTGCGGTAAAGGCAAGCCATTCATGGATGCCATTTCGATGGAAAACTATGAATTCATTGACCGCAAGCTGATTAATATCGATTTGGCTCTGGGTTTCTTGTCTGACGAAAACCGTTTGACTCGCCAGCAGTTAATCGGACAAGCTCAACAGCAGTTTAGCCAAGCCATGATGTCTTTGGACCCAAGCGTTCCTGAGTTGTTCTTCAAATTGCGCCGTCCATTTGAAGATACTCTGCGTGTTTTGGGTGTCAAGGACGTTGATGCTTATTTGCCAACCTTGGACGAAGCCGCTAAGATTATTCAAGCGCAAGCTGCAAAGGGTCCAAGCCCAGAACAGCAGAAAATTCAATCTGAAACTGACCTTAATAGGGCCAAGATTGAAGATACGATGGCAAACACTGCGTTTACGCAGAAGAAAGCCGAAGACATTGATACTGACAACATGTTTGAAGCCTTGGCTGCAAAACGAGGTAACCTGCACTCAGTACAAGTTGATTAAGGAATTGCAATGAAAAGCTTGGTATTGAATATCCGTAACTATTTCAACCAGCGGACTCGTACCGCTGACGCACATAAGGATGCTGATGTAACTCGAAAAACTCTAGTAATTGAAAATGGCGAATCTGCCATGCGCCTCATGAAGAATGAGGATTTTGCACTGCTGTTTAACCTGTATAGGTTCAACATGCTAGAGAGGCTTGAAGACAGTAGAGCCGATCTAGAACGTATTGAAAATGCACATTATGTTGCTGGAGTCCGAGATTTCATCGGTTTCATTGAGAAAACTGAATATCTTGGAAAAGTGGCAAAAAAATCCAACACTTAACCAAAGAGAGTAAACTATGTCAGACGTAATCACGCAAGTGACCGCCCCTGAGCAAACTGGCGCTGTGAATCCCGCCGATGCCATCGCTGCAATGATTGCCGCTAACAAGCGTAACAGTCAGCAACCCGAAGGCAGTTCACAAACACCAGCAGGACAAGAAGAGGCGAAAGCCGAATCCCCTGAGGCGGCTCCTGTTGAAGGAACCGAACCTGAAGATGGTATTGCAAGTGAGTCAGAAACTGTAGATTCGGAAAATGGTGTCGAGGCCACTGATGGTGTAACCGAAGCAATCAATTTCCTAGAGTTTGCAGAGCAGAATCCCGACATGATGTGGAGGATTCCTAATAAGGACGCAGAAGGCGGCTTTATTGAGATCCCTGTATCTAAGGCTGCTGCTATTTTGGGTCAAGGCAGTGCTATCCATGAAAATGCTCGCAAGCTTAAAGCTGAACGAGCCGATTTTGAAGAGTTTGAAGCGAAACGTCGAAGTGAACTTGATGGATTGCAGATAGGCTTGGAGTTGACGATTGTTCCTCAGTTGCAAACTGCTGCTGATGAACTGATTCAGATCCAGGAATACAACCAGCAATGGCAGCAAATCTATCAAAACACGACTGACCCTGCTCAAAAGAGCCAAGCTGAAGCAGCAATGCGACAGAATGCCCAATTGATTCAGGAAAAGTCTGAGTTCATCAAGACTAATCGGCCTAAGGTTGAACAGTTCTATCAGCACAGGTCTGCTCTTGTTCAGGAAACCCTGGAAAAAGCACGACAGTCCTTTACTGACAAAGAGTTGGGCAACAAGGCAATTTTTACTGAGCTTCGAGATAAGCTTAGTAAGGATTGGAAAGCGGCTAGCAGTTCGTTTGTTCCTGGTGTGCCAAACATCGATTTGGTTTCTAGTGACGAATACTTGCTGGGTTTGATTCGGGACGGTATGAAGTTCCGTGAAGGCCCAAAGGTAAAGAACGCTGGTGGATCTCTAGCTGCGGCTAGTCGTCCAGTAGCAAAAGCTAAGACAGCGCCCGAGAATGAGATTGAAAAACTCCAGAAACAGGCAAAGTCAGGCGATAAGAATGCGGCTCGTGACCTTTTAGCAACCATGCTTGCAGCAAACAAACGCAAGCGTTAAACAGGAGTTTCAAATGGCTACCATCACCTCTGCAAACCTCGGTAACGGCAACGGCTCGTATACCACCGACATCGTGGTCAAAGACCTCGACATGACTGTCTCTAACTATGTTAAAGACCGTACCCCCCTGACCAACATGGCTATGTCCAAGAAGCGCAAAGTCAATTCGACTCTGCACATCTGGCCTGTTGACTTCTATCGCACTCCAGCCTTGAACGCCAAGTTGGAAGGTGCTGCTGTTTCGGCTTCTCAAGCTGCTGACAACACTCGTGCTAACTGCGGTAACTACACACAGATCTTCACGACTGTGATTGGCGCTACAGGTACTGCCCGTGCTGTTGAGCAAGCTGGTGGTGACCCACAAGCCTACCAAGAAGTCAAGCAATTGACTGAAATCATGTTTGACGTTGAACTGCAAATGGTTCGTGCTGACGGTGCTTCTATCAAGTACTCTGGTCAGGCTGCCACTCAAGGTGCATCGCCTAACAACGGTCGTCGTTTCGGTTCGCTGTACTCGTTCGCTGGTACACGTTCTGGCAACGACACAGACGGCACTTCCGTGTTGAACTTGGCTACTTCTGATGGCAACGACGTTACATCGCCTGTTGACACCAACGTGCCTTTCAACGGCTTGTTGAGCAACGCTGGTTTGGGCTTCTTCACTTTTGGCTCGGGTCAAACCCTGCAACAGTTCAGCCCCTTCCTGTACAAGCAACTGGTTACCACTGCCGAGCAGCGTTTCAATGCCAAGGTCACCAACATGGTGGTCCCAACATCGATGCGTACTCACATCTCTGACCAGATGCCTACCAGCCGTTCGATCAACCGTTTCAACCCTGCTGACAAGGGTGACACGATTGGTACTTACGAAGGTGACTTCAACTACACCTACCAGATCGATGACTCTTGGGTTATGGACCAGACAGGCGCAGATAACACATCTTGCCTGTTCCTGAACCCTGACGTTATCCAGTGGGGTAGCTTGCGTGAACTCGGTCCAAACAACGAAGTGTTCAGTTCTGCTGACGCTTCCTTGGACCAGTACATCATGGAAGGTACGCTGATTGTGCGTAACCCCGCAGGTGTTGCGGTTCTGGATGCTATTTCGCCTACTGGCGCAGCAGTAACTGGTCCTCGCCCAGCAGCGCAAGTTCGCCGCTATCTGGCCTAAGCTCTAGGGCTTTTCTGAAGGCGCTCCGAAAGGGGCTCCTTTGGTAAAGCATGGAGAAAGCAATGACTAATGACGACGAAGTAAAGATCAACGAAAAATACTATTCAGAAGGAATTCTGGAGGGTGGTGTAGACGGTGTTTTCCGTCACAACGATAAGTTGTTCAACGAGGTCAAATCTGGCACTTGGTCACAAACCTTTAAAACCGCCAATATCGACTACAAAGTCGGTGCTGTTAATGGTACGAGGTATGTTCAATACGACCAAAAGAACGTGGAATCAATTCGGCAGATGTGCAAGGATCGCCGAGAGTTTTACAAAGAGCATGGGACAGATAACCCGTTCTTTGCAGGAACTTTCCACGCAATGGAGTTGCCAAAATGCTTTGCCCATGAGATTAGCTCCAAGTGGTTTAACAATCGTCCCTGGGAGTTAATCAAGCGAGACAAAGAGGACAAGATTTTGTTCTACGCCATCGTCAATGAGTATTACTCAGATTTTGTTTGTCACCCTAGCGGAAAGATCCCTCTTCCGTATAATCCCGCTATACCGACTAAGTAAGGATGAACTATGGCTCTCTTCATTCAATCAGCTAACACGCTTGTTAGTCGAATTGCAAATTGGGTGGGAGCCATTCCTTCTAGTGTCGGCATCAACGCTACAGCCTACAACACCACAACCAAAGTCATTACCTGCTCTGCAAACCCAACGTCTGTAGTTTCTGTTGGTGACTTTATTGGTTTCAGCGTAATGGGTCCTTACGCACTGGCTGTATCTGTTACCAGCAGCACAATCACGGTAAATGATCCTGAAGGCATTTGGGATGATGCTGTAATTCCTACAGCAATTATCAAAATTCCAACACAATCGACTATTGAGATTACTCAGTCTATTCAAATGGCTGAACTCAAAATGAGGACGATTGAGCTTCCTGCTTTGCGTAGTAACCCCTACGACGATGTTGACCCAGCAGTTCTGATTACAGATGCCAAGGGCATGTCTCCAATTCCTGCTGACATGTGCTTTCCAATTCTGTTTTTCCAAGAAAGCCAACCCACTAACCAACCCCCAGGTGGTACAAACTTGGGTCCTTGGATTGTGTATGACCGAGTTGGTGACCGAGAGATCATTCGTCGCAGGATGATTGACCAGTTGTACATCCGTCCATTTGGTGTACCACGGGTTATTCGTGCTTCTTTTTCTGAAGTCGGTCCTAACTACGTGTTTACGCCAAATCCTGGTGAGAACGTCATCATCAAGGCGTATTACCAGCGAGTCTTCCCATTCTTGTTTAGCTCAACTGCTGACGTTGACTACCCTGTTGTCCAAAGCAATGCAATTTTGGCCTCGTTCCCTGAAGGCTACTTCTACGGGACATTGTGGGCTTACTACGACAAGAACAAAAACACAGAAGAAGCCCAGAAATGGCTTTCTCGTTTTGACGACTCATATGGTCTGATTGAAGACCAGAACTACAAGGGCAAATGGCGTGGTGGTGATCAACATTTGACATCTGAATTCCAGCCACGTACTTATCGTTACAGCTTCAAGTGAGATAACACATGCCATACCAAGCACAACCCAGCACTGAAACAACAAGCCTGTACGGTACGACTGTAAAGTTTGGCGTAACAGGTCCCACTGGTCCAACAGGCCCCACTGGACCTACTGGCGCTCCATCTTCTGTCGCAGGTCCAACAGGCCCCACAGGTAGTACAGGTCCATCAGGTCCTACAGGTGCACCATCTACAGTTGCTGGCCCTACAGGACCTACTGGAAGCATTGGTAACACTGGCCCTACAGGAGCAACAGGACCAACAGGTGCGGCATCTACCGCAGCAGGACCTACTGGCCCTACAGGACCCACGGGCGCACAAGGTGATCCATCAACTGTGGCTGGTCCAACTGGCCCTACTGGCGCTCAAGGAACTGCTGGCACTACTGGTCCCACAGGCCCAACAGGAGCAGCTTCAACGGTAGCAGGGCCTACTGGTGCAACAGGTCCTACAGGCATGCAAGGCCCCACAGGCCCTGGTGGTGCTTTAGGTAATTGGGGGGCTTTTTATTCAACCCAAGATCAAAGCGCAGCATCTACAACAGTTGCTTATGCAATAACGCTTAACAACACCGATCCTGACTCCATTGGCATAAGTATTGTTTCCAATAGCAGAGTTACTTTTGCTAACGCAGGTGTTTACAACATTGAATTTTCTGCTCAAGTAGACAGAGTTTCTGGCTCAGGCACGGACACTATTGATATTTGGTTTAGAAAAAATGGAACTGACATTCCAGAAAGCAACACAGTTGTAACTGTATCTGGTGGTGCTTCTGCTGCAAAAACTGTTGCAGCATGGAACTACATGCTGGAGTTGCTTGCAAATGATTATGTTGAATTGATGTGGAGAACATCAGATATCAATCTTCAATTAATTCACGAATCAGCAGCAACAAGCCCCACCAGACCAGCAATACCTAGTGTTATTGTTACTGCTCATCAGGTGATGTATCAGCAGATTGGCCCAACAGGATCTACTGGCCCTACAGGTCCTCAAGGCATTGCAGGTCCTACTGGACCACAGGGCATCCAAGGTACAACTGGCCCCACAGGTCCTCAGGGCATTCAGGGTGACGTAGGCCCAACAGGTCCACAAGGAGCAGTAGGCCCCACAGGTCCAACAGGTAGCCAAGGAGACATTGGACCAACAGGCCCACAGGGTATTCAAGGTATCCAAGGTATTCAAGGCGTTGCAGGTCCAACAGGTCCTACAGGAAGTCTTGGCCCCACAGGCCCAACAGGCGCAAATGGTCCAACTGTTTACCCTGCTGCTGGCATGGCTGTTTCTACTGGCACTGCTTGGGGTACTTCTAAAACAACCCCAACAGGAGATGTGGTTGGCACGACTGACACCCAGACCGTCACCAACAAGACCGTCGAGGCTGGCACGTTCACCAACGGCTACACAGAAGAGACTGTGACAGCCAACACTGGCACGGCTTACACCATTGACCTTGCCAACGGCTCTGTGCAGTACCTGACATTGACAGGCAATTGCACATACACATTCCCAACGCCAGTAGCGGGTCGTTCGTTCATCTTGATTCAACGTCAAGACGGTACGGGCGGCAGAACAGTTACATGGCCTTCATCGGTTGATTGGCCTGGGGCAGTTGCGCCAACACTGACCAGCGCAGCTAACCGTGTGGACAAGTTTGTGTTTACAGCGATTGACGGGTCAAATTGGCTGGGGAGTGTTGCTGGTCAGAACTACACCGTCTAAGGGGCACTGATGTTCAGTTCAAACACATCTCAAGTTTCTGGTGGCGCTGTTGATCCTGACTTTGAAAACGTCACCATGCTTTTGCACGGTGATGGAACGAACGGTGGGCAGAACAACACGTTCTTGGATTCGTCCACCAACAACTTCACCATCACCCGCAACGGCAACACTACGCAGGGTTCGTTCTCGCCTTATGGCCCGAACTGGTCGAACTATTTTACCAACGACTACATCAGGACAACTTCAACTTTGGGAAGTTTTGCCAGCGACTTCACGGTTGAGTGTTGGATATATTCGCCCGGAAATGGCCCCGTGCCTTGGTGCTTGGGAGATTACTCGCTGTCCTCTGGGTTGATTGTTCAACTGTTCACGAACGGAATAGGCATTGAAACTAATGCTGCATCACTGGCTTCATTTTCTACAACTGCTTGGAGAAGAAACACTTGGGTTCATGTTGCGTTAGTGCGAAATTCCGGAGTGATCACAATTTATATTGATGGTGTTTCTGTCGGTTCAGTTGCGAGCACTGCTACATTTTCCGGCAGTTTTATTATTGGTGGACTCAACTATGCTGGAAATATCAATAACGGAGGAACGCAATACATTTCTAATCTGCGAGTCACAAACACTGCGGTTTATACCTCTAACTTCACCCCAAGCACGACACCGCTGACTGCCATTTCTGGGACGCAGCTTTTGACAAGCCAGTCGAATCGGTTTATTGACAACAGCGCCAGCGCAAGAAGCATGACTGTTGTTGGTTCTAGCACCAGCGTCCAACGCTTCAGCCCGTTTGCACCAACTGCTGCGTACAGCACTGCAACGATTGGCGGCAGTGGGTACTTTGATGGGGCGGGGGATAGCTTAACTATTGCTGACAGCACACAAACTGATTTGGGTTCTGGAAACTTTACTGTTGAGTGCTGGTTTTACCAATTTTCTGCGAAGGTAACTTCTTGCGTAAGCCTTAATACCGTAACAGGCACGGGTTACGCAATGGGGGCTTCTACAACTGCAAATAAAACTTGGTGGTACGCAAATAACGCGTCTCAAATTTTGTCCAGTGCAACATTTGACTACAACACATGGAATCATCTGGCTGTTGTTAGAAACGGCGGCACAACAACCATGTATCTGAACGGTGCAAGTGTTGGCTCCTTCTCTGATTCCATCAATTATTCTGGTACAACAACATTCATTGGCTCGGATGAGTTCAATCAATTTTGGAACGGCTATATTTCTGGCGCAAGAATCGTCAAAGGCACTGCCGTTTACACAAGCAACTTCACGCCACCTACAGCACCGCCTTCCGCAGTAACAAACACTCAACTGCTGCTCAACTTCACCAACGCTGCGATCTTCGACAACGCGATGATGAACGACCTTGAAACGGTCGGCAACGCACAGATCAGCACCAGCGTGGTGAAGTTTGGCACGGGGTCGATAGCGTTTGATGGGACGGGGGATTATCTTATTCCAAATGTTCCAACTAGCGATCTCTATGCGTTTGGTACAGGTGATTTCACTGTTGAATTTTGGGTGTACGCAAACTCATTTTCTGGAGGCCCAATATTTCTTGATTGGAGACCAAGCGGCGCAAATGGCGTGTATCCAACGCTGTACTTCACTTCAGGCGGTGTGATGACTTATTTCACCAACTCTTCTGATCGAATCACAAGCAGTGCATTAAGCACTGGGATTTGGTATCACGTTGCCGTTTGCCGTAGCGGCACAAGCACAAGAATGTTTGTAAATGGCACTCAAGCCGGGTCAACTTATACTGACTCCAATAACTATTTGTGCCCTGCGGCAAGGCCGGTAATTGCGGCAAATGGATCGTCTTTTGGTACTTCTGCCTTTAACGGCTACATCGACGATCTCCGCATCACCAAAGGCGTTGCCCGTTACACCGCAAACTTCACACCGCCGACTGCGGCATTTCCAAATCTCTAAGGAGCAAATATGTTCATTGCAAAAGTTGAAAACGGCAACATCACGGTAGGCGATTACCGTGAGTTGTTTCCCAATACTAGCTTTCCTCCTAGTGGACCGTCTGCTGAGTTCCTGCAAGACATGGGCTGCAAACCCGTCAATCTATTTAAACCACATGACCAACACATTGAGAAATTGGTGCAATGTGACCCCTATGTTGAGGGTGATTGGGTCTACACGGTGCAAGTAGTTACTTTGACAGAAGAAGAGGTAGCAGCAGAAAACAACAGCGCAGCAGCACAGATTCGGAGCAAACGCAACACTATGCTGTCTAACAGCGATTGGACTCAGATTGCTGATTCTACAGTGGATAAAACTGTATGGGCTACATATCGCCAAGCATTGCGTGACGTTACTGCCCAACAAGGTTTCCCCTGGACCGTAGAATGGCCTGTGGCTCCATAATCATTTAATTGCATAGGATTGAATATGAAAATTGCCGTGTACGCCATCAGTAAGAACGAGGAACAGTTTGTTCAACGGTTTTGCGACTCTGCTAAAGATGCAGATTTGATATTGATTGCAGATACTGGTTCGACAGATAAAACTGTTGAAAAAGCATTGGAATGCGGAGCCAAGGTTCATGATATTTGTATCAAGCCTTGGCGGTTTGACAAAGCAAGGGACACTGCTTTAGCTTTGATTCCCGGTGACTTTGATGTCTGTATCTCTCTAGATCTTGATGAAGTCCTAGAACCAGGATGGCGTGAAGAAATAGAGAGAGTTTGGACAGAACAAACCACTCGTTTGAGATACAAATTTGATTGGGGTTGTGGGATTTCTTTTTATTACGAGAAGATCCACCACCGTCATGGTTACCACTGGCATCACCCTGTCCATGAGTACCCTCGTCCTGATGGCAGGATTACCGAGGTCTATGCTCAGACAGACATGCTCTTGGTAAGCCACCACCCTGACCCAACAAAGTCTCGTGGTCAATACATGCCATTGCTTGAGTTGGCGGTTAAGGAAGACCCATACTGCCCTCGCAATGCTTTCTATCATGCTCGTGAACTAACCTTCTACGACCGATGGGAAGAGGCCATACAGGCGTTAAATCGCTATCTGGCTATGCCTGAGGCTACTTGGGAAAACGAACGCTGCTATGCCATGAGATTGCTTGGCAAAGCATATGAAGAAACAGGCAATGGATGGACAGCACAGAAGTGGCACAGATTAGCTTGTGCTGAAGCTCCAAACACCCGTGAACCTTGGGTTGATTTAGCCATGTTCTGTTACCGCAGGAACCTGTGGACAGAGTGCTATTCAGCAGCAAAGCAAGCCTTACAGATTGTTGACAAACAGGCTGTATATACGATGGACCCATCTGTGTGGACTGAAAAGCCTTTTGACCTAGCTTCCCTTGGTGCTTGGAACCTTGGACTGAAGGCAGAAGCAGTTGATTTATGCAGAAAAGCTTTAGAATTCAACCCAACTGATAGTCGATTAATCAGGAATCTAGAGCAAATGACAACCACGGTGACATAACATGGCTGATTAC